CGGAATACGACATACCGGCAGCGGAGGTCTGGAGGGCCATCGGACAAAAACCGCTGTTTGGTCATCACAGTGGGAAGAAGTCGAAAACATTCTGGGGTTGCTTCATGAAAGGGGTTTCGTGATTGACCATTGAAAGCCAGTATTTGAATGTGATATACTGTATGATGACCGAAGCGGGCACGAGAACGAGATCGTGCTCGCTTTGGTTTTGGGCGCGCGTTTGATTCAGCGCGGGACAGGGCCCGCGGCATGTGGCGAGGCCCGGCGGCTGTAAAAAACGACCAATCAGCGGCGCAAAAACCGTGCTATACTCGTATTGTCGGCAGGCGGGGCCAGGGAAACCGTAAATTGTCCCGCGGATGCGCCGCCCTGCCTGCTGGCAACCCCTTTCTCTGAGCCCGCGAGGCTGAAAGCCACCTCGCGGGCGTTGCTTTGGAGGTTAACATGTCATCGAGATCTGGATACTGGCCGAGGGTTCGGCGCTTGGCCTGGGACCGGGACCGCAAGGCCCGGGCGGTGTGCCACATCTGCGGCATGCCCATCGACTACTCCGCAGCGCCATCCAGCTCGCCAGAGTCATGGGAACCAGACCACGTGGTGCCGGTCAGCAAGGCTCCGGACAGGGAGCTGGACCTGGACAACGTGGCAGCGGCACACCTGCGCTGCAATCGTGCCAGGGGTGACGGCACCAACGGCGAGAACGACCTGGGCATGAGATCGCGGATCTGGTGACCAAAAAATTCAAAAAACTACGGAAATTCAGACCTCAAAACGGGGGAGGGGCCAAAAAATCTTCGCGCGCGCGAAATCGGAAGAGACCATCGCCGGCAGTCTTTTCCCCCTCCGAGGCCGATTCAAGGGGGTGGCGCGCCGTGGGAGTGATTGGATTCGATTTCGGGGACAAATTTCAGCCCCCACAGCCGATTGCCGTCCCCGAGGTGACCAACGAGAAGGACGCGGAGATGGCGGACGCCAAGCGCACGGTGTCGATCTTCAAAACCATGTCCTCTCAGCGCAAGATGCGCCTGTTGTCCGAGGCTGCGCTGGCCGAGGTGCTGCCGTGGCACCTGGAGGAGGGCGCGGCCTATCACGTGCTGAGCGCCGGCGACGTGGACAGCCTCACATACCTGCGGCACATCGCCCGGGCGCAGCGCCTGGACTATGTGGCGCTGTCCACCTGGTGCATGGCCACCTCCGACGCCAAGGAGATGCTGGAGTGGTGCAGGCGCGGCGATGTGCGCCGGTTCGATTTCTACGTCGGCGAGGTTTTCAAAAGCGGATATCGCGGCTGCCTGGACGTGCTGGACGAAATCTGCCAGATGACTGGCGGGCGCGTGGCCCGCTTTCGGAATCACAGCAAGCTGATGATCTTCTTCGGCGAGCGCTACAGCGGCGTGATCGAGAGCAGCGCCAATGTGGATACCAACCCCAGGACCGAGCAGACCTGTATCACCGTAGACAGGTCCCTGGCTGAGTTCTACCTGGATTATTTTGACGGCATCAATGATTTCGACGGACGATATGAGGAGTGGCAACCATGGTCGCGAGCAAGATCTGCGCCAGTGTCGACAGCCGGATAAGGCCGCAGGCCACCGTGCTGGCCGAGCAGGTGATCTTCATGGCCAAGAAGCTGAAGGAGAGCAAGGCCGGCCTTCGGGACCAGTCCATCGTCATCCCCTACGACAACGGCGGTGGCCAGACCGGCATCCGGGAGAACCCCGCCTTCACAGCCTACGAGAAGCTGCTGGCAACCTACACCCGGTCGCTGACCGCTCTGCGGGACGTGATCGGCGACGCCGCGCCCAAGGAGATGTCCGAGCTGGATAGCCTGCGGCGGAAGTTCCAGGTGGTCAAATGACCGGCGTCACGGTTCCCCGGCTCTACACGCCGGAGCTGCGTCCGCTGACTGAGGAGACCTCGCTGGGCTATGCCTGCATCGAATACGCCCGCACCGTGCTGGGGAAGGACCTGTACCCCTGGCAGGAGTGGGCGCTGATCCACGCGTTGGAGATCGTCGGGGACCTGGGCGGGGCGTGGTCGTTCCGGTTCCGGACGGTGCTGTTCATGGTCAGCCGCCAAAACGGCAAGACGGTGCTCTCCGAGGTCATCGCGTCGTTCTTCCTGAATTTCCTGATGGTGGCCAACGTATTCGGCACGTCGCTGTCGCTGGACAAGGCCGAGGAGGTTTGGGAGGCCGTCATTCGTGACCAGCAGGACGTTCCCGCACTTTCCAGGGACATCGAGCGCATTAGCCGCACCAACGGCAAGAAGAAGCTGGTGCTGAAGGGTAGCCGGGCCTACAAGGTCGGCGCGCCCACCCGCCGGGCCGGCCGCGGCGACTCCAACGATCTTGTGATGCTGGACGAGGTCCGCGAGCACCGCGACTGGGAGACATGGTCGGCGGCGGCAGCCTCCATCAACGCCAAGCCGAACGGGCTGATCGTCTGCTTCAGCAACGCAGGCGACCCGGACAGCATTGTCCTCCGACAGCTACGGGCGCAGGCCATGGGCAGCGCCCTCAATTTCGGCGGCGAGGTGGACGGCAGCACGCTGGGCCTGTTCGAGTGGTCCGCCGTCGAGGGCGCGGCCACCGACGACATGGAGGCGTTGGCCCAGGCCAACCCGGCGCTGGGCTATGGCAGGCTGACCGAGCGGGCGTTGCTCTCCAACCGGCAGACGTTTCCAGAGGCGAAATTCCGCGCAGAGTGCATGTGCCAGCAGGTCGAGACCCTGCTGGTTTCGCCGTTCCCGGACGGGGCCTGGGAGGCGGGCATCGACCCGCAGTCCCGGATCGCGGACGACGCAGAGGTATACTACGGCATCGACCTGTCGCAGGACCGCCGGTGGACCTCCATCGGCGTATGCGGCCAGCGGGCGGACGGCAGCTGGCATATCGAGGTCGTGGCGCGAAGGATCGGCACCGAGTGGGCCATCGACTGGTTCAGACAGCGGGTGATGAGGGGCCGCATGAAACTGGCCTTCCAGAGCCGGGGCGCGCCGGTTAGCGGACTGGCCGAGCAGATCTGCACGATCCAGGGCATAGAGCGCCTGGCCATCGAGGGCGCGGAGCTGACGAATGGCTGGGGCCGTTTTTACGACGGCATCGCCGCCAGCGCCCCGGCATCCCCGGACGGGGAGATTCGCGGCGGCGTGCCCATTCGTCACCTGCCCCAGCCGGTGATGGACGCCCCGGGAAAGACCATGCAGCTGCGCAAGATGGGTGGCGGAGTGGACCTGCCCGACAGGGTAAAGAGCCCGGACGACATCGCGCCGCTGTTCGCCTGCATCATGGCGTTCACCGCGGCGACGCGCCCGGACCCGGCGGCGCGAAAGATCTACGAGAGCAGCTACGCCAATGGCGGGAGCCTGATATTTGTTTGAGAGAGGAGGCGGGCAGATGCCCGGAATAATCGAGCGCTGGCGGAGTCTGTTCCGCCCGAATCTGGTGCTGTATAATTTCGGCCCGGACGCGCCCACCGAGGTGCTGACTCTGACCGCGCGGACGCTATATAACACCCAGGACAACCTGGCGGCGGTGGTCAATTTCCTGGCCAACAGCATCGCCCAGCTGCCGCTGAAGGTATACACCCGAGACGGCGAGAACGAGCGAAAACGCGACCGAACCAGCCCGGCGGCGCTGCTGCTGTGGCGGCCCAACGGCGATCAGACCGAATATGAGTTCATTCGGGCGCTGGCCATCGAGTGTTTCGTGTTCGGTTGTGTGTACGTCTGGATCCTGCCGGACGCTGACAGCCCAGCGGGCCGCCAGGCGCGCATCATCCCCACCGACTGGGTGACCAGCACGGCCAAGGCGACAAACTACGCGCCGGACAGGATTACGGTGGTCAGCAACGGCGGGAGCGCCATCGAGATCCCGCGGTCGGAGTTCGTGCGCTTCAATACCTACTCGCCCGGCAATCCCGGCGGGTACATCTCGCCGATCTCCGCGCTCCGGCAGACGCTGGAGGAGCAGATCCAGGCCGGGCGCTTCCGGCGGGAGCTGTGGAAGTCATCCGGACGCCTGAATGCCCAAATCGTGCGGCCCAAGGACGTGGCGCCGTGGACCGATGAGACGAAGAAGGCGTGGATCGAG